CCGGGAAATTTTGTTCAGGATGTATTCAGCTTGAGGTTCACGCGTGTCCTGAACTCTCTGCGAAAAAGGCTATCGAACTTGAAAAACTGTCAAATGCAAATCCCGTAGTCGTTTCGTCGAAGGTTATTAAAATTTGAGTCCCTTCTGCATCGCAAGGAGAATCAGGAGCAGAATCATCGCACCGAGCAGGAGGGTCCGACCCGTCTGTACGTCATCTGGGAAGTCTGCTGGGGAGACGTAGTTCTTGGCGTCGCCGATGATAATCTCACGCCCGAACGTCGTCGACCCGTCATCAAACTGGTACTTGCGCGCTGGATAAAGAAACGACGTCGCCGGGTGCACACCACCGGTCTTGAGGTACATGTTTCCTGCGTCGTCGAGTGCAAGTTTGTTAAAGTGGTCTGTTGGAACACCTGTTCTGGGGTTGAACTCGAGCATCGCCGGGGACTCGGGTCTCTCTGGTCCAGCCTCGAGAGTGCCCTTGTACCCACCGTTGTATGAAATGCCGAACGTCTGCGTCAACGTGTATGGGTTGATGCGATTCATGCTCATGTCATCATTCAGAAGTAGGCTCGTCATTATCTAGTGTTGACTTAGATTTAATTGTAGAGTCTGCGTACCGCCTCTCCTGAACCTTCACCTTGTGCTTCTCCCACATCTCATCCAGGTCGATGTTCAACATGTGTGCCAATTGAAAGAGGTATGAAAATACATCACCCATCTCAGTCGTCACATCCGTTCCTCGATCCTTTTTGAGTCCCGTTTTCCTGAAATGACGTTGGTACTGACGGATTGCTGACGCGAGTTCGCCAATCTCTTCTGTAAACAGGAGCCACACTGTGCTCACTGGGGCTTTGTCCCACCCCTTGGAGCGGCACAGCTCGAACGTTTCGTTACGGTACCTATTCATCGTGGTTTATGAGCGACCTGTACCCTTATGTAAGCCGAACCAAAGGATGATGAACAATGCGAGCATCGTGAACGTCTCGACAGCCGTCCGAAACTTTTCAGTCTCCATGTCTGACATGTTGCGCTGACCTGACACGAGGGAACTCACCAGACGAGATGCGCGGTCCACGATGAAGAACAGCAGGACACCGACGAGAAGTTCCTCGAACCGTTTCATCTATTTTCTACGCAGACAATAAAATGAAACTCGACAAGGAGGAGTGGCGTAAGCACATACCAGTGGTCGCTCTGACGGTGGCTCTGTTTGCTTTACTTTTCGCCGTGATGGTTTTATATCCATGGCACATCCAGCTGTCGTCTGATATCGCTGCTGTGTCAAGAAAAATAAGTTCCTTGAAGTAAGGGATGTCACTCGCACACGTGCTCGCAATGTCAGTTGCTGAAACATTTGGCAACGTTCATCTGAAAAACTATGCAGCAAGCAACAGCAGACACAATCTGTTCTGTGGCGTCGCAGGATACTGTGGGGTTTTGTATTTTCTGGTTCGGAGCTTTGCGCTCGGCGGGTCGCTTCTCTGGGTCTCAGCAATGTGGGAAGGGATGATCACAGTGCTGGGAGCAGGGTTTGCTATTTTCGTACTCGGTGAACGGTTCAGTCACCCCATTCAGTACTTTGGTATTTTCCTCGCCTTTTTGGCGATGATACTCGTTCATCTCGGTGATGATATAATGGCTAAGCTGTAGTCCTGCCGGCGTTTATATTCATGTTTGTTCTCGGAACTGCATTTGCCCCCTGGTTCATGGCACCGAGGCCATTTGCTGCCGTCGGTGCACCCGATGGCACTGCGCCGAGGTTCCCTCCTCCGTTCCGGCGCTGCTTGATCACGTAGACGACGACGCCGATGATGATCATCGCGAGGACGATACCACCGACGATGAGACCGATGCTCAGGCTGGAAGTAGTGACAGCAGTGTTTGATGTTGGCGTGCTCATTGGAATGGGACGGCAAACTTATCATTGGCTGGCATTTTATTTCCGTATGTTGTCGTGCTCACGGGCATCGCCAGAGGAACCGGGTTACGAGTCACGTAATCCATAAACGAAAGCTGCTGAAGAACACCCGTCTGGATGGTCTTTGTCGCCTCCTGGACGACAATGTCGTTCATGCGTGCCACCTGTGCGCTCACACCGGAGTATGGATCTGCTACGATGTGATTGTACACGCGAACCATGAGAGCCTGCAGGTCACTGTCGCTCTGACGATCGATGTTCATGCCAGTCTTCGAACTGACATTTTTGACGATGGCGCCGTGCAGGTACTCGATGTTGAAGCGAGACAGAAATGCCTCGCTCGTTGGCGTCTTGGGAGGCATATAGTTCGCCATGTTACAGTTTACGGAGATTAAAATCCTTTGATTCGGTGTGAAAGAAATTCTCATGATAATATCAGACCAGAATGGGGTTTATATATTTAATAAAAAACACCATAAATTCTAAATGTTACGTAGGTCAGACTATACAAAAGAACGTCAAGAACAGATGGAGAGCTCATAAAAATATGCACGGCACCATTCTATATTATGCATTTGAAAAATATGGTATAACCAACTTCGAGTTTTCGGTTATCACGGAAGCCCCCAATGATCAACTTGACGAGAGGGAAATTACTGAAATTCAAGAAAGAAACTCAATATCACCAAATGGTTATAACTTGGAAGCTGGTGGAAATTCTCGTAAAATTGTTCATATTGAATCCAGGTCTAAAATGAGAGAAGCTAAACTTGGAGAGAAAAACTTCAATTTTGGAAAACCACGTACGGAGGAAACCAGAACCAGAATTGGACTGGCTCACATGGGACTAACACATACAGAAGAAACAAAGGCGCTTATAAGTTCAAAGAAAAAGGGAACCCAAGTCGGGGAGAATAATCCATTCTTCAATAGAACACATACACCCGAGACGAAAGCCAAGATCGGTACTGCAGTCGACAAGTATACAAAAGACGGTGAATTATTGGAAACATTCACGACCGTCACATTTGCGGCACAGTCGGCGGGTGTCGACCGGAAGAACGTGTCGGCCTGCCTCGTCGGTAAGCAGAAGACTGCAGGAGGTTTCGTATGGAAGTACGCTGTTAGAGAAATACTGTGTGTGTAATACAAATGAAGGTCGTCAAGCGCAATGGTGTACCCGAGGAGATGTTGTTCGACAAGGTGACGAAACGTCTTCAGAAGCTCAACCAGTCACCCGAGTTCGAGCCCCTGGTTGGCGTCCAGCCTGACAAGGTTGCCCAGAAGGTCTTTTCGTCCATGTACGACGGAATCTCCACCGCCGATATTGACAACCTCACCGCCGAGGTTGCCATCGGGATGATCACCGAGGACCCAGACTATGAGACCCTTGCTATGCGGGTGACTGTGTCGAACCTTCAGAAAAACTGTCCCAAGAAATTCAGCGAAGCCATGACCCATCTCAACGTCAAGGGTGTCGTGTCTGATGAGGGAATCTCCTTCATCACCCCCGAAGTGGACGCATGGATCGTCCCCGAGCGCGACTACCTCTTTGGGTATTTCGGCATCAAGACGCTTCAAAAAGGCTATCTCAACATTGGAGAAACACCCCAATACCTTTTCATGCGCGTTGCTCTTTGGGTCCATGCGACTGACTATTCACGCGTCAAGGAAACGTATGACCTCATGTCCCAAAAGTTCTTCACGCATGCGACGCCGACGCTTTTTAATAGTCTCTCCAACAATGCACAGGGCAGCTCGTGCTTCCTGGTGGCGATGAAGGATGATTCCATCGACGGTATTTACGAGACGCTCAAGGAGTGTGCCCACATCTCCAAGTGGTCGGGTGGTATCGGCATCCACTGTTCGAACATCCGTGCAAACGGCACCCGTATCAAGGGGACGAATGGAGTCGCAGACGGTATCGTGCCGATGCTCCGCGTGTTCAACAACACGGCTCGGTACGTCAACCAGGGTGGTGGCAAACGCAAGGGGTCCTTTGCCATTTACCTCGAGCCGTGGCATGCCGACATCATGGAGTTTCTCGAGCTCCGCCTGAACCAGGGTGATGAGGAGATGCGGTGTCGCGATCTGTTCACGGCGATGTGGATTCCTGACCTGTTCATGGAACAGGTGGAGAAGAGTGAAGATTGGCACCTGATGTGTCCTCACGAGTGTCCTGGTTTGCCGGATGTCTACGGTGAGGAGTTCAACGAGTTGTACCGGACGTATGTCGCCCAGGGTAAGTATAAGCGCGTGGTCAAGGCGCGTACCATCTGGGATGCCATACTCAAGTCGCAGATTGAGACCGGGACGCCGTACATGTGCTACAAGGACAGCGTCAACTCCAAGTCCAACCAGAAGAACATCGGTGTCGTCAAGTCCAGTAATCTTTGTACGGAGGTGGTTCAGGTTTCCGGACCGGACGAGACGGCTGTGTGCAATTTGGCGAGCATCTGCCTGCCGACTTTCGTGAAGAAACCCGCATCCGAAGGGACCCACCCTTTGGTGTTTGATTTTGACGAGCTTCAACACGTGACTCGGGTCATCACGCGGAATCTGAACCGGGTCATCGACAAGAATTATTACCCGACCGAGGCAGCCAAGAAGTCGAACATGCGTCACCGTCCCATTGGTATCGGGGTCCAGGGTCTCGCAGACGTGTTTCAGATGATGGGATGGGCTTTCGACAGTCCCGAAGCTCGCTACTGGAACAAGTACATTTTCCAACGAATCTACTATGCGGCCCTGCAAGAGTCGTGTCAGCTCGCCAAGGAGGAGGGACCCTACGAGACGTTTGCTGGTTCTCCCGCTTCCCAAGGCATCCTACAGTACGATATGTGGGGGACCCAACCTGACTTCAATCATGAAATCCTGAAAGAGGACATCAAAACACACGGTCTCCGCAATTCACTGCTCGTGGCACCGATGCCGACGGCGTCAACCGCCCAGATCATGGGCAACAACGAGGCGTTCGAGCCGTACACGACCAACATATACCTGCGTCGGACGTTGGCGGGTGAGTTTGTCATGGTGAACAAGCACCTGATTCGCGACCTGCAGAAGCTCGATAAGTGGAATCCTGCCATCAAGAATGAGATTATCCGAGCCGGTGGGTCGGTACAAGGTCTCGATGGTATTCCGGAGACGCTCAAGAACATCTACCGGACCGTGTGGGAGATTTCACAGAAGAGTATCCTG